GGGAGCCTGGATCGGCGGGGCGCTGGCCGGCATCGGCCTGCTGGCGCTCCTGGCCGCCGCCGCCGCCACCCTGTGGGAGGTGGTCCGCCCAAATCGGGCACGCTACCACGCCAGCCCCACATGGGCCCGCCCGCCCCGGCACCCCAACTGCCGGTGCCTGCTGCCGGGAATGCCGCCTGCCGCTCCATGCTGGCGGCCTGCGGCCAGTCCGGGGCAAGGGCCGGGCGCTGGGGTTCGGGGCCAGGAAAACGCCGCAAAGCGCCCCGCTGGCGTTCTGGGGGGGCATAGAAAGTGAAAGGCAGGAGGCGCAACGCGCTGCTGGGGCGGCCGCTCAAGCTGGGCACCATCCAAAGCTATAGGATTCCGCGGGACCGGCAGGGGCGCCCGGTTCCGTGGGTTCTAGAGCTGGCGCGCCTGCGTGCCGCCGGCCACACCAGCGTGGCCTGGCTGGCCGGCCGGCTGCTGATGGGGGTGGCGCGCATTTACCAGGTGATGAGGGCGCCGGACTATCCGGAGCTCGAGCTCCTGGAGGGGCTGGCCATGCTGGAGCGGCGCCGGCCGCGCGCGCTGGTGGCGCTGGCGGACCGGGCGGACCAGGGGGACCCGGCAGCCGTGCGCCTGCTGCTGGAAATCACCGGCGTGCTCGAGCCGGTCCGCCCGGTGCTGGTCACGCTCAAGGGGCTGGTGCGGGACGCCGGCGTGGCGGCCGGTGGCCTGCCGGGCCCGGCGCCGTCCGATGACCCGCGGGACCTGGCTGCCCAGCGGGACCAGCTGTTCCGCAGCATCCTGGGCCAGGAGCCGGTGGACGTGGTGTTCCGCCAGCTCGAGGCGCCGGCGCCCATGAATAATTCCGCGAATAATTCACCACCCGCGCCGGGCCACAACGGCCACAACGGCAACGGGCACAACGGAAACCACAAGCCTGGAGGAGAGAATGGAACGTCCGAATGAGGGGCCCGGCTACGTGGACGGCAACCCGGTGCCGTGGCCGGAGGTGCAGGGCACCATCACGTTCACGCTGCCGGCCGGCGCGTCCGATGCCCAGCTCGAACAGCTGGCGGAGCTGGTGCGGGCGCAGGCGCTCATGGAGCTGCGGCTGCAGCGCCGCCGCCCGGCCATCCGGGTGACGACCGTGCCAGGCGCGCCGGCCGAGCCGCGCCGCCCGGGTGATGGGCGCCTGGCCGCCACGCCGGGGCTGTGGCCGTCCGGCCTCATGGGGCAGCAGGCCGGCGCGTACACCTGGGGGGCTGACCCCGCTCCGGGCCCGGACCGCACGGTGGAGGTGGTGGTGGACCGCGGCACTGGCCAGGATGACCAGGCCGGGCAGGATTTCCTGGCCGCGGCCGAGCGGGCGACGGGATACACCAGCCCATACTTGCGAAAACCGCAACCCGCGCCGGACCTGCTGGAGCTCCTGACCAGCCCCGGCTACGTGCCCCCGGACAAGGTGGGCGTGCCGCGCCTGGCCGGGCCGGACCGCAGCGCCTGGGGCCGGCGCCTCGAGCTCCTGGCCGCCGGCCTGGTGGGCGCCATCCTGGCGTGGGGGGCGTCACACCTCGGACGATGACCCGCACCACCAGCGCGCCGCGCCGCGCCACCAGCTCCGCCTGCGGGCGCTCCGTCCTGGACCTGCCTGGGTTCGACCGTGCCGCCTATGAGGACCGGCTGGAGTGGGAGCTGGCGCGGATTGCCAAGGACCCGCGCGCGGTGGACCTGGAAATCCGGAGCTGTGCAGCGGACAAGCTCTATTTCCTCGGCCGCCATTTCATGCACGAGGACATCCACCAGGGCGGGCGCGTGGTGCGCCTGCTGGGAAACAGCATCCAGCTGGAGCTGGAGGCCGCCATGGCCAGCGGCCAATGGGATGAGCTGGTCATCCTGAAAGCGCGCAAGGCCGGCCTGTCCACGTGGATAGATGCCAGCCTGTTCTGGGAGGCGCTGTTCCGCCCCAACCTGCGCGCGGCCGTCATCGCGCACGAGAGTGACAGCACCGTCCAGCTGTTTGACCGGCTCCAGTTCGCGCACGCCAACCTGCCGGACTATCTGCGCTCACCGCTCCAGTACAGCAACCGCAAGGAGCTGGCGTTCAAAGATCACCACTCCAGCGTCCGCGCGCTCACCGCGGGCAACTCCAAAATCGGCCGCGGCTCGGACCTGGACCGCGTGCACTTTTCGGAGGCGGCATTTTATCCCAACCTGCGCAAGCTCCTGGTGGGCATCGGGGAGGCCGTGCGGCCGGGCAGCATGATGTTCTGGGAGTCCACCCCCAACGGTTTCGAGGATTTCCGGGCCATGTATGTGGCCGCCCGGGAGGGGCGCCGCGGGCCCGATGAGCCGCGGCGCCGGGCCATGTTTTTCCCGTGGCACCTGGACCGGAAAAACCGCGTGAAGCTCGAGCCGGAGCAGGCCGCGCGCGTGCTGTCCACGCTGACCGATGAGGAGGCCGTGCTGCGCAACGTGGCCGGCCTGGACGCTGACCAGGTGGCGTGGAGGCGCAGTAAGAAATCCACGCTGCGGGACGCGTTCGACCAGGAGCACCCGGAGAACGACGAAACGTGTTTCCTGCGCAGCGGCACCCCCAAGTTCAACGTGCAGTATTGGCGCAGCATGCAGCTGCTGGTCCAGGCGCGCGTGCAGCCGGCGCCGTTCAACGTCCTGGTGCGCAGGTGGCCGCAGGTGCTGCAGCTGGATGACGGCAACCTCACGGTGTGGCGCCCGCCGGTGCCTGGCCACGCGTATGCGATCGGGGCGGACGTGGCCGAGGGGCTGCCGCGCGGGGACTGGAGCGCCGCCGGCGTGCTGGACACCACGGACCTGGCGCACCGGGAGCAGGTGGCGGAGTACCTGGGCAAGCTGTCCCCGGGGGATTTCGGCCTGGTGCTGGCGCGCCTGGGCACGTGGTTCAACCGCGCGCGCCTGGGCATAGAGCGCAATAACCACGGCCATGCCACCATCCGGGCGGCGCGCGTGGAGGCCGGTTACAGCCCCATGTACCGGCACCGTGAGCTGGACCAGCGCGGGCGCAATATCGGCAGGTTTGGTTTCCCCACCACGCCGGGCACCAGGCGCACGCTCCTGGACACGTTCGCGCGCTCGTGCATGGAGGGGGAGCACATGGTGCGCAGCTATCGGCTATGCGGCCAGTGCATGACGTTTCAGTCCGGGGACGAGGATAAGAAAGTGGACGGGGAGCGGGAGGACGGGGAGGATACAGAAACGCACGATGACCTGGTTTTCGCCTGGGCAATTGCGGACTGGGTGGCGCTCAAGGGGGCGTTTGCCGTGGCGTGATGGCCGGGCATGAGGAGGTGAACATGCTGGACCTGTTCGATTTGTTCTGGTGGCTGCGCAGGTGAGCGCGGCCGACATCATCAAGCTGGTGCTGTGCACGCTGGCGGGCATGGCCTCGGCGGCCATCATCCTGAACCTGTTTGACCGGCGCCGCCGCCGCTGGTAGTTTTCGCGTGGGGCCTCCTCCAGGGGCGCCACCCTCGCCACCGCCCCGGGGTGCCAGTCCACCCCGGGGCGTTCTTCCAGGAGGTGCAACCTTGGCAGACTCGCAACCCCGCCCGGCCTGGCCGTTCCAGGTGTCCATTCCCGCCACGGATTTCGACGCCGGCGCGCAGCTGGACCTGGCCGCGATCGGGGACGCGTGCCGGTGGGACCGCCAGGCCATCACGCGCACGCTGGTGTCCGCCGGCATCCGTGACGATGACGCGCACGAGCTGGCGCACTACGCTGCCGAGGCGCACCGCGGCCTGGGCATGGCGGCCGCTGACGCGCTGCCGCTCCACCTGCGGGCCCGGCTGATTTAACCGGCCGAATGACGGGCGGCCGGCCAGGCGCCCGGCGTGCCACCTCGTGGGCGCGCCGGGCGCTGCTTTTCTCCATTGCACGAAATCCCCCGGGTGGTGCATCCTGCTGCCGTCCATGGCGCAGCGCACACTGACCCTCCCGGGCGGACTAGCGGGCGACACGACCCGGCAGGCGCGGCCTGCAGCCACCCCCCGGTGCTGCAGCGCCGACCTGCACGGCAGGGGGTGAAGTGTCCGCCGCAGCTGTTCGTGGATTTCGTGAGCGCCTGGTGGCAGCGGCCAGCCTGCTGCTGCTGGGTGAGGACCGCACCACCCCGCCGCCCCCCCCGCGCGCGCCGCGCGCCGCGCTCGAGCTGAACGAGCTGTCCGTGCCGCTGCTCGGCGCCAGCCAGGCCGGATTTCCCATTCGTCCGCCCGCCGACCTGGCCGACATGCCGGAGGCGTACAGCCTCCTGCCGTCCGTCTATGCGGGCGTGTACGCCATCGCGCACGCGTTTGCCAGCATCCCGCTCGTGGTCAACCGCCGGACGGCGGACGGACCCCAGGCCGTGCCGGACCACGAGCTCCTGCGCCTGCTGTCCCCGGAGTACGGCATCCCCAATGCCGCCATGTCCGGCTATGACCTGTGGGAGGCGCACGCGTCATTCCTAGAGCTGGCCGGAAATACCTATTGGCAGCTGGAGGGGCCCAGCGTGAAGTTCAAAGGGCCGCCCCGCACCATCACGCCGCTGCGGCCGGACGCCGTGCGGCCTGTCTGCGCGCCGGACGGCACCCCGCTGCGCTATGAGTATTGGGTGGACGGCCAGCCCACCGTGCTGGACGCGTCCGAGGTTGTGCATTTCAAGTTCTTCAACCCGCGCCATCCCATCATCGGGCACTCCTCCGTCCTGGCCAGCAAAACGGCCATCCTGCTGGACCTGTGGGCCGTCCAGTGGAACAAGGACTTTTTCCAGAACGGCGCCACCGTGGGCCCGATCATCAATTTCCGGGATGAGCCGGGCCCGGTGGAGCTCCGGGAGCGCATGCGCGCGTTCAATGACAAGTATTCCGGGCCCGGCCGCCGGCAGCACGAGGCGCACGGCATCAGCGGGGACACGGACATAAAGCTGCCCGAGCAGTCCCACCAGGACATGGGGTTCTATGACGGGCTGAAATGGACGGACAGCCGGGTGCTGATGGCGCTGGGCGTGCCGCCCGTCCTGGTGACGCTGCTGGCGGGCAGCCATTACGAGAACACCGAGGCGCAGATAAAAGTGTTCTGGGAGCTGTGCATCCGGCCGAAGCTGCGCAAGCGGGACGCCACCATCAACCGCCTGCTGGCGCCGCGCTACGGGGCTGAGTATTTCGTGGCGTATGACCGCTCGGCCATCACCGCGCTGCGTGAGGCGCTCAAGGACGTGGTGGAGGTGGTGCGGGCATTCGTGCCGCTGGGCCTCATGACGCCGAACGAGGGGCGCCAGTACCTGGCCACCGGGGACATGCCGCCGCTGCCGGCGCTGGACGGCGGGGATATGGCGCAAGTCCACGCGCAGCTGGACGCCGGCGCCGGGCCGCAGCCGGGCACCAACACCGGCCTGCGCACCGGCCGGCGGGAGTCCGTGGCGCGCGTCATCCGTGAGGTGGAGGAGGCCGCGCGCGCGCGCAAGGCCGCCATGTTGAACCAGGCGGGCGCGGCATTCGTGAAACGCCGGGGCGTCCGGGTGGCCAGCCATGCCCCGCTCCTGGCCAAGTTCATGACGGCGCATTTCCGTGACCAGGAGGCCGCGCTGCTGGAGCACGTGGGTGCCATCGTGGCCGGCGCCAGCGCCGCGCCTGGCGGCATCATGGCCTGCGCCATCCAGAACGGCGCGCCGGAGCGGTTCCTCAATAACCTGGACCTGGTGGACCAGCTGGTGCGGGACATCCGGGAGAAGAACAAGCCCCGCCAGCGCGCGGTGTACCAGGAGCTGGTGCGCACGTTCGGGCAGCAGGCCATGAGTGACCTGGGCAAGGCCGCGGCGCATGTGGCGTTCCGCGCGGTGTCCCACAATACGCTGGAGTTCATCAGCGTGCACGCGCTGACCAAGCTCACCAACCTGGACGCCACGACCGCGGACATGGTGAAAGCCCGTTTCCGCTCCCAGCTCGTGGAGGCGCAGCTCGAGGGGGACAACCTGCTATCCACGTCAAAACGCATCATGGAGTCCGCCATTGAGGGGGCGTTCCAGTCCAGGCGGGAGAACGCCACGCGCATCGCGCAGACGGAGACAACGGCCGCCTACAATTTCGCCAACCATGAGGCCATGGTGCAGTCGGACGTGGTGGGCACCAAGGTGTGGCACAACCAGGGGGACGGGCTGGTCCGGGGTGAGGACGATGCGGACAGTTTCGACCACCTGGACATGGAGGGGGTGGAGGTGCCGCTCAATTCGCCGTTCATGGTGCCCAACCGTGACGGCACCCCGGAGCCTCTGCAGTATCCAGGGGACCCCAGCGGCAGCGCGGGCAACGTCATCAATTGCCGGTGTGTGAGCCTGCCCGGCTCGTTCAAGCCGGCCGGCAACGCCAGCCCCACCAGCCTGGCCGCGGCCGCCGTGGCGCGCATGGCGGAGCCCATATTCCCGAAAGGTGGAAACGATGCCTGATGACCTGATGACCCCGCCGGATTTTGGGGACGTTTTCCGGTTCGCCGGCGCGGCGCCGGAGTTCACGCTGCGGGACGTGGACGGCCGCCCGCTGTGCACCCCGCACCTGGGCGGGCACGTGAACGCCGGCACCATTGACCGGGCCGCCTACACCGTGGAGGCCATCACCAGCACGAACATGCTGGACCGCTGGGGGGAAATCATTGAGCCCAGCGGCTGGTCCCAGAAAAACTATCGACTGAACCCCATTGTGCTCCTGGAGCATGACCCCGCGCGGCCGATCGGCGCCAGCCTGGGCGAGGAAGTCCGCCCCAAGGGGCTGTGGCAGAAAATCCAATATGCGGCCGAGGCCACCCCGCTGGCGCGTGACGTGTGGGCGCTGGTCATGGCCGGCGTGTATCGGGCGTTTTCCCCCGGGTGGCTGCCGCTCAAGTGGGAGACGTTCGACGGGAAAAACAAGGGGGAGGGGTGGCCGCCTGGCCGGCAGCGTGACGGCATCCGCTTCACGCGCGTGGAGCAGCTCGAGCTGTCCCAGGTGGCGATTCCGGCCACACCTAACGCCGTGCTCCTGTCCATGGGCAAGGCCGCGCTGGGCCTGGCGCGCAAGTTCGGCCAGCCGGTCCCCGAATCGGCGCTCCAGGGCGACCTGGGCGTCATGGCGCAGGCGGCCGCGCTCATGGCCGGGGATGAGTCCCTGCAGATGATTTTCCAGAACGCGCTCGAGTTCCGGGACACCGGGAAGCTGGGCGCCGAGGCCGAGGCCGCCGCGCGTGTGGTGGCCGATGCCGCGGCGCTGGCTGCTCGAGCAGATGCCGAGGCGGCCGGGACCGCCTGGAAGAACAGCGCCGCGGCCGCGGTGCTGGTAGAGCAGGCCACGTGCCAGCTGATGCTGGCCGGTGCCGAAATCCGCGCGCTGCGGTAAGCGGCCGCACCCAGAAAGGAACAGACGATGCCCGAGCCCAACGTCATGGAGCCCCCGGTCCCGAGCCTGCAGAACATGCCGCAGGTGTTCCAAAAGATCACGGACGATTTCGCCAGCGCCGTGGCGGGACTCAAGGAGGAAGTCAAGAACACGTTCCGTAACACATCGGAGCAGATGGTGGTCATCGAGCGCCGAATTGAGGAGCTGGTCAAGGCGCAGAACGCCATGCCCCAGGTGGTGGAGTTCGGGGACTTCGACCCGGGCCTCCTCAAGAACAGCCACCAGGAGCCGGACGGCGGCCGGGAGGTGTTCAACCAGCTCCTGCGCTGCGGCGCCCGCACCGGCCGGCCGGAGCTGGACAGCCTCATCACCGGGCTGCAGAAAGCCAGTGATGAGTTCTACCTGTCCAGCCAGTTCCAGCGCATCCAGCGGGTGAACAACGGGGGCGGGGATTTCACGCGCGGGGAGCTCGAGGCGCTCACCACGTTCAAGAAGTTCAACCGCATGCGCCAGTACCTGGCCAATGCGCTGGACACGCAGACGGCGCTGGAGGGCGGCAACTGGATTCCGGTTGGCATGTCCGCCCAGGTCATCGAAAAGGTGGCGCTGCAGCTGCAGATTGCCAACCTGTTCGGCTCGTTCCAGATGCCGGGGCCCACGTTTGATTGGCCGTTCGAGACGGCGCTCCCGGTGGCCAAGCTCATGAGCGGTGTCACCTCCACCACGCGCGGGGAGCTCCTGGCGCCGGTGGACCCCTACGCGTCCACGTACCTGTCCGCCTCGGATGAGCTGTGGAGCGGCGCCCCCACGGGCAAGGTGACGTTCACGGCCAACAAGCTGCGCGCGCTGGCGGTGCTGTCCCGGGAAGTCTCGGACGACATGATCATTGCCACCATGCCGTGGCTGGTGTCGCGCATCGCGTATGCGATCGCGTCCGGCTGGGAGGACGCGGTGGTCAATGGTGACACCACGGCCACCCACATGGACACGGACACCACGGGCGCCACCAGCGTGCGCAAGGCCATCATGGGCATTCGTCAATTCCTGTACGGCGCGGCCGGCATCGGCGCGTCCACGGGTGGCGTGGACTGTGGCGGTGCCAGCACCGCCCCCACCGCCGTGAAGCTGCGCAGCGTGCGCGCCAAGATGGGCGTGTTCGGGCAGCAGCTGAATGACCTGGCGTGGATCTGCTCCCCGGTGGGCAGCATCCACCTGCTGAACATGGCCGAGGTGCTCACGGTGGACAAGCTGGGCGCCGGCGCCACCGTGCTCAAGGGGCAGCTGGGGGCGTTCGACAACATCCCCATCTACACCAGCGGCTACAAGCGGGACGACGTGAACAACGTGGGCGTGAACGGCGCCAGCGGCAACACGTTCACCAGCATCGAATGCGTCTACAAGCCCAATTTCCTGTGGGGTGAGCGGCCGGGCCTCGGAGTGGAAACCGAGCGCATGAAGCTGACGGACCAGTCGTTTGCCGTCATGTTCAGCCGGCGCGCGTTCCGCTACATCGGCGCCAGCACGGACCGCGTGGTGGGCGGCCTGTACAACATCCCGAACACTGTCTAGCAGCACCGGCGGGGCGCGGTAGTCTCTCCTCCCGTGCCGTCCAGGCCGCCCGGTTCCTCCCGTGGGAGCCGGGCGGCAATTCTCCGAAAGGTCCGCAGCTCATGGGACTGATGCAGGAACAGAACGCAGAGTCCGCGGTGGAAACCATGCGCGCCGATTTCCAGGAGCGCATGGAGGCCACGCTCAAGGAAAGGGCAGGCGCCGCCATGGTGCAGATTCGAGTCACGCGCAATTTCTTCAGCCTCATCAACGGGTTCGTGGGTGAGGAAAAGGTGCTGGCCGTGCCGTTCTATCGGCACCTCCTGGCCACCGTCCAGGCGGACGACCCCACCGGCACCCCGCGATATTGGGAGGTGTTGAACGCCATGGCGCCGGAGCCTGGCGCGCTAGCCACGGAGCCGGACGCTGACACGCTGGTGGCCTCGAGCGCCCCGGCCTCCACCGGGACCGACCTGCCCGGCGCGCCGCCGGCCGATGCCCCGCTGGATGAGCCTATCGGGCCGCCCCCCACGATGCCGGCGCCGGTGGCCGAGCCGGACCCGCCGATCGGTCCGCCGGACGTGGCGCCGGCCAAGGCCGGGAAGTCCGGGCGCAGGTAGACCATGCCGGCCACCGTGGAGCTCCCGTTCAATATCGTGACCGTGGAGCAGCTCATGGAGTGGATGGTGTTCACGTCCGGCGTGCAGGCGCGGGAGGTGGACGCGCTCACGTCCGTGGCCAACGGTGTAACCCAGGCGGTGGAGTCTTACCTGCGGCGCCCGGTGGTGGCGCGCGCGCGCACGGACTACCTGGACGGGACGGACAGCTCGGAAATCAGCCTGCTGCTCTATCCCACCGCCAGCGTGACCAGCCTGTCCCTGCTGTACACCACGGACGGCACCGTGCGGCTGACGTGGGACCCGGCGGACTACAACCTGGACGCCGAGGTGGGACGCGTCCACCTGTGGCGCCAGGTGTTCCCCGCCGGCCGGAAAAACATCAAGGCCGTGCACTCCCCCGGCTGGGCCGTGGACGCCGTGCCGGCGGACATCCAGCTGGCCGCGCGGTTTTGGGCGAACAAGCTATATAAGCAATGGCAGGGCGGTGCCGCGGACGACGAAATCCAAAGCCAAAGTTTCGAGGGGCAGAGCACCACGTTTTTCGTGGGGCCGATGCCTAAAAAGGTGGAGGGGCTGCTCAAGCCCCACCGCCTGCTGGGCAGGATGGCATGAACGGGCCAGCCTATGAGGCCGTGCTCCTGCACTTTGATGAGGCGCAGGACGCGCTCACCAAGGTGGGCACGGCCATGGACCAGGCCGCGCGGCAGAATGTGAGCCGCGCTGCGTTCTACCTGCAGCGCGCCGTGGTGCTCGAGGCCACCGGCGGCACCGTGGGCGGGGCGCATACGCTCGAGCGGTCCCGCGGTGTGAAGTCCGCCCGGGGGAAGCTGGGGCAATCGTACAAGGCCGACACGTTCAAGGACTCCCAGGGGTGGGTGGGGCGTGTGGCGTCCGGCAGCATTTACGCGCGCATCCTGGACATCGGCGGGACCGTGCGGCCGAAAAACGTGAAATACCTGACGCTGCCGCTCACGCCGGAGGCCGGCAAGCGGGGCGCCCGGGAGTTCGACAACCTGTTTTTCCTCGAGGACCCGGACACCGGCGCCAAGTTCCTGGCGCGTGAGGACCCGAACAACCCGGACGCCGGGCCGGAGTACCTCTACCAGCTGCTGGACCATGTGGAAATCCCCGCCTACCACTACACCGAGGTGGCGCAGCGCAAGGCGCAGGCCGGCATCAACAAGCTGCTGGACGGCATTATTGACCTGGGCACGGAGGGGTGGGGCAATGTCTGACGTGCTCATGAGTCCCCGCATGCAGCTGCTGAACACGGTGGAGCAGGCGCTGCTGCGCATCCGCCGTGAGGACGGCTACGTGCACTCACTGGAGCATGGCCTGGCCACCACCAAGGTGGCGGCCGCGGACGTGCAGCTGGACGCGTGCCCGTGGGTAATGGCGCGCATCGGCGGGGACAGCCGATCGGACAAGCCGGTCACGCAGGGGCAGCTCATTGAAAACGTGGACATCGTGGTGGGGGCGCTGGTCAAGCCGGACCCCAACCGATGGGCCAACACCCCCATCAGCCGGACGCTGGAGTGGCTGGTGTGGGACATCAAGCGGGCCGTGGAACGCCACGCCGGCGCCAGCAATTTCGGGATGATACAGGACGCCAGCGTGGCGGTGGTCTATGGGCCGCTGGACAGCTACGCGTCCGCGGTGATGGTGTACACCTATGGCCTGCGCCGCGCGTGGGGCCAGTAACAGGAGGCGAGCATGCCGGGCCCGTATTTCGGCAAGGACGCGTTTTTTGCATGGATCACGGAAACCACCAACGGCACCCCGGTGGCACCCACCAGCGCGCAATACAACGGTTTCAAGTCCTGCAGCGTGGCCATGAAAGCCGCGCGCACGGCGGGCAATCGCAACCTCGGCCGCAACTATGAGCGGGACGTGCGCCTGCACCAGAAACGGGCCGAGGGTGACATCACCATGGACATGGCCTACCAGGGGTATGACCACCTGGAGCGGCACCTGTTCGGCGCCGGCTCGTGCACCAGCGTGAACGGTTCCGGCGGGGACGCCGGCGCCTACACCCACACGTTTCTGGGCACCGGCGTGGATGAGGTGGGCGGCACGCTGACGCTGAATGCCGGCGGCCAGAAAATGGTGTATCCCGGGTGCAAGGTGGTTAAAGGCACGTACAATTTCAAGAAAAACGACCCGCTGGAGCTGGTGCTGTCCATCGTGGGCCAGGCCATGGCCAGCAACCCCGGCGCCGCGGTTTCCCCCAGCGGCCTCACGTTCCTGGACGCCGTGGGCAGCGGCACCACCATTCCCACCGTCAACCCGGTGGAGCCCAGCGCCTCCAGCGGCCAGGCGTTCCGGCTCTACATCGGCAGCAGCCCCGCCACGCAGGGGGGCGCGCTGGCGGACTATGCCGACGCCGGCATGTATGACGGCAGCCTGTCAATCGACATCCCCCACGACACGGACCGCGCGCCGATCGGCAAGCCCACCATCAGCAACCCGCTCATCAACGGGTTTCCGGTGCTGTCCGTCAACGGCAATTTCAAGCGGGACCTGGTGGACCAGACGTTTATTGCCGCGTTCATCGCGGGCGGCACGTTCGCGCTCAAGCTGGAATATGTGTCGGGCATCCGGGTTATTTCGCCGGGCGTGGCCAAGGTGTACAGCAAAACCTGGGAAATGAAGTTCTGCCAGTGTCTCGAGTCCCCGCCCCAGGTGTCCGATGCGGGCGCCGTGGCCGATGACATCAATTTTGAGGCGCACGCGCTGGACGGCGTGACCAGCCCCATTTCCATGGTGAACATTAACCGCCTGGCGGCCAACACACTGTAGAGCGCCCGGCACCACGCAGGACCAGGAGGAACGCATGCAGGGCATCACGTTCACCGTTACCGTTTCCCCGGCCGAGCCCACGGAGGCCGGGGATTCCATGGCCACGCTGGCCGGGGATTTCGTCAACGCCGCGGTGGCCAACGGCTACACCGTGACCAGCGCCAACCTGACCACCGGGGAGCTCGAGACGTTCCCGCCCACGGAG